ATGGCGGAAGCGTCGCCGTTCTGGCGCGCATTCCACATGTCACGGAAGTACGACTGGCCGTTCAGCCCGGAACGGTAGATCTCAGGCTCGGAAGTGACAGTGACACCCGAAGCCTTCGGCGCATAGCGCTTGGCCATGTCCGCCGCAGCGTCGTCGGCGCGAACCTGTGCGTCTAGCTCGGAAACCCGCTCGTCGAGCGAACGAATCTCGGCTTCGCCCTTGTCAAACTCGGTGCGCTGCTCGTCGGTCATGCCGCCCTCAGCGGAGCGAGCCTCGCCCAGAAGAACATCTAGCTTCGCACGCTCCTCAGAGCGCTGAGCGACCAGACCGGCAATAAGTGCACGCTTGTGCGTAGGCATTTGGGACCTTTCCTAGGTTCGATTCTTTGGGAATCGCCCACCACTTGCGTTAGGTGGTGGCCTAGGTGGTGCCCCTTGTTGCGCGGGGTCCGGCGTAGGCTCCGGCGTAAACCGGGCGGGCAGCGAAGGCACATACGGATATCCGTAGGTGACCGACGCGAGAGTTAGAGATTCAGGGCGCGCAAGCGCGCTTCGTACAGCGAGAGATCCGCAGGGGCGATCACAGGCTCAGGCGGGGCAGGGGAGTCACTGACGGACCGCAGGAGCGCTTCGAGTTGGTCACGTGTGATCGTGCCGTCAGTCAGCGCACTACGCAGCGAGGTAAGCCCCTGAGTGTGCGGGTTGGCCCCGTAGTTCACGATGCTGACGTCACCCTTGTTGAGGTTCACTTCGGTGATGTCGCGCTGAGTCCAGTCGGGGGACCACTCCTGACGAGTCACGCGAAAAGCGAAACTCATCTCGTCAAGGTCGCCCCGGTCCATCGCTGAACGAATGTCCCGCACCTGCCCGTTGCCCGGGTCTAGGTCCGCCTCGACGTGCAGGCCCGTGGAGTCTTCCGACAGTCGCATGGTGCCGCTCTTCGTGCGAGCGAGCGTCATGCCATCATGGTTCAACTTGAACGGGACATCAGCGCCCTCGGCCAACGTCTTACTGAACGCCCCGCGCCGGACAACCTCTGTGTAGTCACCTAGGAAGTCCTGCATGTCATACGGGGTCTCAGTCACAGACGCATAGCCCGTAAAGCGCAACGTGCCGTTGGACTGCTCCCGCAGCTCCATACCCTCGAACGGGCGCCTGCGATCCTCGCGGACATTGCGCCGTGAGTCACGGCTTGAAAAATCGGTCATCAGAGAACAGCTCCCAACGCGTCGGCTTTCTGTGCACTCGGCGAAGCGCCGTTGTCTTTGGTCAGCTTCGGTGCGGATGAATTCAGCGGCGCCGCGATATCGTCGCCACCATCAACCGGCGCGTAATTCTCAAGAGCGCGTATTTCGTTGGTGGTAAGGATTCCGGCCGAACGGGCAGCGGAGTACACCGCATACCGACCCGCTGTATCAGTGCGCAGAAGTGCGTCAGCATTGAAACGGGCGCTTTGCGGGCGGGGCAGCATGGTCGACCAGGCGTCTTCGAAACGGCCCAGCCATGCAGACAGCGAGTAGGCGAGGAACCCTAGGCCCATCTGCTCAATGCCCGTGCCCCAAGAGGTTGTCTTGTCGACCTGCCCCAGCATGTGTGGCGGGATGCCGAACAGCATGGCAATATCGAGATTCTGCGCAGCGCGCGTGCCGAGGAACTGCGCATCTTCCGGCGTGACGCTGATTGGCTTCCACTTGGCTCCGCCAGTCAGCACGCCCACCGTGTGGGAATTCTTCAGCCCGCTGTGCGAGGCAGAGAAATTCTCCTTAATGGTGCGCGCGCGATCCTTGTCTAGGTCCGCCTCAATCTCGACGACACCCGTCATGTGGGCGCCCTCACCGAAGAACCGTGCGCCGAACTCTTCAGCGGCAAGGCCTAGGCCGATGGCCTGTCGTGCGTAGCTGATGACGCTTAGGCCCGTGGGAGACTCCGGGAAGCCCATTCCCATGATGTGGACAATGTCGCCAGCGTCGGGCACGGGCTTACGGTCAATCGCGTATTTCCGGCGACCGCTCCCGTCAAACTCACAGTCCACACGATCGGGGTGAACCACCATCAGCCGTGTGGGGCGCCCGTAACTGTCCTTAGACAGCACCAGACAATAGGCGTTCCCGCGCAGCAGCAGCGAAACCATCATCTGAACGAAGCCTTGGCGACGCGTAGGCAGACCGGGTGTAGCACCTCCGCCGAACGGGTCAGCGATGATGACAGGTGGTGGCTCGACGGTCTTCCGCAGCTCACCATCCGCCTTGACGGAATCGAAGGGCAGACCGCTGACAGCATCAGACAGCAGACGAACGCAGGCAGACACGGCAAGTAGCTGCATCGCTGTTTCGTCGTTGACAGGGACGCCAGCGGACGTGTAAGCGGCGAGACTGCCGTTACTGGGAATGGACCACGGATCACCGGCGCCAGAGGGCGCATAAAAGCGGGTCTCTCGAATGGCCTTACCGGCTCTACGGGCAAGGCTCACTTGTCCACCACCACAGCGCTAATGACGATAAGCCCTACGCCAGCGAGCGCCAGACCAAGAATCGTGTTGAACGCCCAACCGGCGCCTACCAGACATCCAATGCCAGTGACATCGGCGATTTCGCCTATCAGGCGTCGACTGAACTTCATGTGTCACGTCCTTATAGATCCGCCCAACTGAAGAACTGGGGTTCGGGAATGACTTCCGCCTCTTGGCAGGCTCGCTCCAGCGCCATCACAGCGGACACGGCAAGGTCGATCTTTCGGGGCGAGCCCTTCGCGTCCTTACTCAGGCGCGAGCCGCGCGAATCGGTCCGCAGGACGCAGTTCGAGAGATGGCGCGCTAGGCGCGGGTCGCCGCTGTGAGTCAGCGTCTTATTCATGACCGCTTCGTAATAGCGCTGCGTCGCCGGAACCATGCGCGCGGGGGACTGCGGGAACTCAACGATCGGGAGGCCCTCAGATTCGAGGATCTGATACGTGCGCGCCCACCGGAACGGGTCGCAGACAATCTCGCGAACCTGCCAGCGTCGGCAAGCCTTACGTATCTCGTCCTCAACATCAAAGATGGGCACTGACCAGTCTTGCCCGGCGTCCGTAGGTTTCTCCCACGCTGCCACGACGTCGATGTGGGGCTTGTCATCCTCGCCCTGCGGGCAGGTAACCACCACAAGCGCTGTGCTGTCGTTGTTGAACGACCCGTCGAAGCCTAGGACCACCTCGGTACCCGGCTCGATGCTCTCAGCGTCGCCAGCGCACTCGTCCCAAGCGCCAGCGGGTAGCCAGGCTTGCGCCGTCGACACCCATTGGTTCATCCGCTTGGTTCGGTACTCCGCTTCCGGGGTCCGCAGCACGGAGGAATGGAAATCCTCTTCGCTCACAATGTCGTTGAAGCCCGGATTCGCTGCTGCCCATACCGCTGGGTCCTTGTGGTCGGCACCTTCCGGCGCCCCCCACCACTCAAAGTAGAAAGCGGGGTCGTTGATCTCGCCCCGAATGATCTTCTCGCCGTACTGGTACATGCCGTAGCACAGCGAGTCGCCACCGCTGGAATCCGACTTAACGCCAGCGGTGGTGATGCCCACCATCATGGGTTCTACGCGAGCGCCAGAGGCAAGGCTCATGACGTCCCAGAGTTCACGGGTGGGCTGTGCGTGGACTTCGTCGGCTATCGTCAGATGCGGGTTGAGTCCCTCTTTGGTGAAGGCTTCCGCAGACAGCACGCGGTACACAGACCCGGTTGCCGGTAGCTCAACAGCGTCCCGGTACACCCTGAAAGAGTTCGCCATCTCTGGCGCCATCTCGATCATTTTCTTGGCAGTGCCGAAGACGATTCGCGCTTGTTCCTTGTCAGCGGCGATGGAGTAGACCTCACCACCACGGGGACCGGACACCAGGCCGAAGATAGCCAGCGCGGCACCTACGGCGCTCTTGCCGTTCTTGCGGGGCATGCCCACGAGTGCCTGGCGATGCTTGTAACGGCCGTCAGGGCGCCGTGCGAGCAACCGGCCGAACAGTTGGCGCTGCCAGTCCCGGAAGACAAGCAGTTCGCCGCTGGACCCACCGACAGAGTCTTTGGTGATCCGCAGGAAGGATTGCGAGAAGTCGACGAAGTCAGCGCCATCGCCCCGCTTGACATCCGCCTTAGTGACCGGGGTCAGCAGATAGGGGGCACTCATTCGTTCGCCTTACGCCAAGCCTCGCGCGCCTCATACCAAGCCAGGATGCGTGCGCCGTCTTCCTTGCGGTACGCGTCCTCATACTTGGCCATGCCCTCAGCGACAGACGACCAGTCAATGTTCTTGACGGAATCGTGGAAGGCCAGCGCAGGTGACCGAACGATGTGGCTCCAATGGAGGAACCGCGTAAGCCAGCGTGGCACGCCATCACCTCCGGATATCCGTATGTGCTACGCCCCAGCCTTTTTGGCTAGGAAGTCTTCGAATGCGTTTCGGGCTTTCACCTCGGCGAGCCCCATGCGCGTGCGGTCGGTAGGCGTCAGACCCATCGCGCTGAATAGCTTCGCAATCTCGGTTTCGATGGTGCTGAGCATGCCGACGAGCGGGTTGGGATAGGCGTAAGCCTTATCCGTGAAGAGCACCAAATCGCCGCGCGCTAGCTCGGCCTTCATCTGCTCGCGTCGGTCGACCTTTTCGCAGAGCAATTCCAGCGTCGGGCGGTCCGTGTCAGCAAGCCAGGCAGCGCCGGTAACGATCCGTGAGTAAAGCTCAGCGCCGGACGGGCCCAAATGTGCAGGTGCAGCCATGGCGACTGGCGCAGCGTCAAGGACAGCGGCGGGATCAGGCAAAGGGCGGGCGCCAGGATTTCCCAGTTTTCGCTTACGCTCCGTGGGGACGGGCGGACGGCCCACAGCCATGCGCTTTACCCCCTGCCGGACGTGAATTCTGCATTTTTATGCAGTTCTAGAGCGTTTCTGGGCTAGACCCCCGGGGTCCTAATTTCGCAGCGGTGTCCCCAGCCATGGGAGCCGGGTCCCTGGGATGATCTTCGCTGGACTTTGACCCACCCCCCGTCATCGCATACATATGCACTTCGCGGGGCACGACCATGCATGGTTATGCCATCACAGCGGGGCAGGGGAGTGCGGGCATAGCCCTACAGAGAGTCACGCTTGCGGGCATTGCAGCCCCTGCACAGCACACGAAGATTGGCACGGTCGTGCGTGCCACCATGGGCAAGCGGAATGATGTGGTCAATGGTCAGATCGTGGGTCCTGTGATCGGGCACGCCGTAGCCAGGACACCAACCGCCGTGCCTTGCCCTGTGCTCTGTCACCACCTGCTTAGCTACTACTCGGTAGGCACTGGTGTACCCACGCTGGCTAGCACTGCCACGCTGCCGCTCACGCCCTGCCATGTACTTGGCCTGGCATACAGCACAGCGGGAAGGGTTGGTAGTCAGACGCCTGCACACCAGGCAGGGACGCTTAGCCATGGGCCTACTGCCACCCAGCCGGTAGCTCCTGCACAGGCTCCGGTACAGCCACAGGGGCAGGCTCCGGGGTGCACGTGCAGTCAGGCAAGGCAGGGCTAGAAGGACCAGCGCATGCGGCCTGGTGGACTAGGGCGCCTAGATCAGCGGAAATGGCATGTGATCCGCAGGCGTACACAGCGACCGTGGTATTACCGGCGTTCGCGGATTCTCCGCCATGCTCAGCAGGAATCGCCGCTAGCTCAGCATCGCTAGGGCGCCTTACCCAGACGACAAGCGCAGTGCTGCCGCATGCTCCGCAGGCTGGCATAGCTACGCTCCAATCAGTCTGGCAAGGTCGCCCGGTGCAACGTCGCCCGGAATTCGCCCGGGGAAAAGTTCAAAGCCAGCGCGCCGATAACACTCGTCGACGAACTGGCTACAAATCATGTGGCCGCTATCACGCACAAAGCGTTCTAGCGCAGCAATGCCAAGCAGCCGACGAGCACCAATGGCCGCGTAATCCGCAAAGCTGTACGGGGTGCCAATCAGGTACGTCGCCGCACCCAAAATGGCAGCACGCTGAACAGGGGCCAGCGGAAAGGATGAGTACGCTACGCGGCTGTGGTTGCTCACTGCGTCGCTCAGCGGCATGCGCTTAGCTCCGCCCGGTTGGGCCTGAACCACTTCGCCGTTGCCGACATAGACAAACGCGTGCGTGAAATAGCTACCGGAGCCGATCAGGCGTTGGCCAGCGGACACGGCAACACCAGTGAGCCCGGATATCCGGCATAGGCCGAAGTCGCCAGGCTGGGGGACATGCTCGCCCACCAGGGCACCTCCGGATATCCGTATGTGGTCTGGTGCGGGTAACAGGGCTCGAACCTGTGACTTCCTGGTCCCAAACCAGGCGCCCTACCAACTGGGCCATACCCACGCTTCGCACGTTCATGGTGTGCTAACCAGGCGCCCCGTACAGGGCTCGTCCGCTGGGCGCGATTCGAACGCGCACACCCTCACAGGCACCAGGGTCTAAGCCTGGCGTGTCTACCGTTCCACCACCAGCGGGTAGTGACTGACTTCACGGATGTTTCACCGCTTAGGGGCGTCAGTCTGCCCCCGCTGGCACGGCAGGGCTCGAACCTGCGACCTCCGGATTAACAGTCCGGCGCTCTGCCTGTTGAGCTACGTGTCATTGGCACCAGGCCATTCCGCTACGCGGCACCGATGCTTGGGGGTGGTGGCATTTCCAGCGCTGACGCTGCCCCTTACCAAGTGCTTCGCATGGTCCGGAATCGAACCGGCGCCCTTTAACGGGCTGGGAATTGTGTTCCCACTGGCCGCGCCAATAGCCAGCACACCGCACGCGAAGCAAGATTTAGGGCTACTCGCCGCGCGCTGCAACCAGTGACTAGCTGGCCAGTACGAGCCGGTTTCACCCAGGGTGCATACCGTGGACCGGTCAAGGCCTACTGCCTGCACCTACGTCGACGCCGTTGGAATCGAACCAACAGTCTTCCGACCCTTGTCGGACGCTCTACCCTTGAGCTATACGCCGTTGCGCGAGAGCCACTGTCTGCCAGTGCCTAGGGAGTGTATGCCCCGCATATGTCCCGCGCTCCGTGCCGCATCCAGGATTTGAACCGAGGACCTCCCGCCTCAACGAGCGGGCGCTCTAGCCAGACTGAGCTAATGCGGCGTAGCCCCGGGCTCAACCCTGGGAGAGAGGCAGGGGAGCGCTCGGGGCCGTTTATGGGACGGGTCCGCAGTCCGCCGTGCGCTTGCATCTTGATGCGCGGGAACAACCGGCCCATACCATATATCTAGCGAGTCGGTTACCAGAGGCACCGGACCGGGGGAGTGACGAAGTGACGCTCGACCATGCCTCCCCGGTTTCCCTTAGTAGCCCCATAGGTGTTGGTAAGACATGGGCTAAATCGTCACTTCATCACTTCTTGCTGGTCAGAGGGGGTCTTGATCTTGGGCGCTGAAAACAAAACGTCACCGACCCTGTGCGCTGTAGCGCCGAAGGGCGACCACCGGCACTCGCCCGTGATCGCCCCGTTACCAAACAGTGTGACCCAGCTCACTCGCTTTGCAGATACCGCACAGCGCGAACGGCTTGCTTCAACCCGTCGAGCCCGCCCAGCGCCATCACGTGGCCTTCACACTGCACGCAGATGCCGTGCCCTTCGATGGGGCTTCCGCAGATGGCGCACTTGTCCTTGCGCATGCCAGCGCGGAATGCCGCCTGTGCCTTCGCCTTGTCCTCCGCTGGGGTAGCTGCCCGGATCTTGCGCATTGACTCCCGCCTGCGCTCGCCCTTGCCTCCGTCCCAGCACGCCACACAGGTGGCTACCTGCGCGCCCGGGGCGAATTCTCGGGTGGGCCTGGTCTCGCCGCACTTAGAGCACTCAATGGGAGGCAGGGCGTTGCGTACGTGCTGCGCGGGGTCCCGGACACCCAAGCGGACCGCTTCCCTGTACAGGACCATGCAGGACTTACACCAACCGGTGGTCTCGTTCCGCACCTCGCTGTCAGCGAATTCGCTTCGCTGTTTGTCGTGCTGGCAAATCGTGCAGTGAATCACTGGGACACCATCTCTGCGTCAAGGTCGCCGAGCATTTCGGCAAGGTCATGATCATCGCCCCCGATGGCCCATGAGACCGACACGCGCTCGCCTACCCGCTCCGCGCTGATTCGTCCCCGCCCGTTGGCGGCCAGCACTACATGTAGCCCTAGGTCCCGGAGCAAGCGGCCACGCGACCCCGGGGAGGCCTCCCACGCGTCGCCTACCGTCCTTCCAGTGGGCTCAAGCACCTCGCGTACGTCAGGGTCGTGCGCGGCCCTTAGAGCGGCGTACGTGGCTTCCAGCTCAGCGCCCAGCTCTTCGAGCGATCCGAGCATCAGCGGACCAGCGGTAGCCATGCGCTTGGACAGACGCTTCGCTTGCTCCTCCGCCTCCGTCAGTTGGTCGCTGAGATCGTTACCGCCTTCGAGTCGCACCACGTACTCAGCCATGCCGCCGAACCTGGTCATGAATTCGGCCTCAACTTTCTCGTCGAGCACACGGGCGTAGATGGCTACGTGCCCAGCCTTGCACCGGTAGAGCTGTTCGCCCCTGTCGCTGCGTCCGCCGTTCAGTCGCCCGTTGCAGACAGCGCACCAGGACATACCGGCGCAGAGGTTAGCCCCCGCCCTAGGCGTCTGCTGCGCCCCAGTGGACAGCCTCGCCAGCCTGGCTTGAATCTTTTTGAATTCAGCGGCGCCGATGATCGGCTCAGCGAATTGCACGGGCGTAATTCCATCATCGGCAACGACAAGTTGGCCATGGTGCGTGCGCTGGCCTTTCAGCGTCGGCGCTTTGAGCAACCGGCGCCATTGGGCCTCTGACACGTCCACCATCAGCGCTGTGCTCGCTACCGAACTGTCTTCATTGTTCAACAGCTCGTCGACGGCTTTCCGGATTACGGCCGCTTGCTCTTCGTGTATTTCGAGATACGCAGCGCCGTCCCGAAACACGATTCGGTACCCGTACGGGGGGTTTCCGGCGCCCCATCGGCCCTGCGTCCGTCGAGTGGCCTGCCCCTCGGTGATGCGCGATTTGATCAGGTCGCGTTCCCACTCGGCCAGCGCTGCAAGGAACGTTGCGACCATGCGGCCCGTGGCGGTGGTGGTGTTGATCGTGTTGTCTGTCGTGGCCAACCGCACATTGCGAGGCTGGCCCCACGCGACCAGGCGGAGGAACTCACTCACGCTGCGCGCGTACCGGTCCAGCTTCCACGCTATGACAATCGTCTCTCCCGGCCCGTTCCGCCCTGCGGCCGTGACACGCTCCTGTACGTCGGTCATGAGCTGGGCCATGCCCTTACGGGCTTCCAGGGGTTTCGCGCCGGACACGCCAGCGTCTAGGTACTCAGTGAGCACGTAGTCAGTGATCCCGTTCGCGGCCAGCCAGGCAAGGGCCGCAGCACGCTGGGTCTCGATGCTGGCGCTGCCTTCGGCGTCCCGGCTCAGGCGCAGGTACAGCGCGACGTTCAACGTTTTCTGATCCATGTACTCAAGGCTACACACGTCAGGGGTCACATGCACACCCTTGAGTACATGGACCTATCCGCGCCAGCCGTCCGGCGCTGTGACCAGGCCAGCGCCCCAAGCTACGCGGCACCGGTACAGCCACTCTTCGGCCCCTGTGGGGTCGTCCCACTCAAGCGGCACTGTGGCGCCCTGGTCGTCTTGCAGCGTGCAGAGGCCTGGTGCCACTAGGTCGCGTATTCCCCAACCGCCCGGGGAACGCCTGATTACGTATCTGCGATTCATGCCCATGATCATATGGGCGCCGTGACCCTGGTGTGACCCCTTTCCCATACCGCAGGCCGATTCGGTAACGGGCCGGAATTCGTACAGTTGAGGCATGGGAAAGAGCAAGGGTGCGCCGCTTCCCCCGGGCGCCGTTCAGATATCGGGTTGTCTCAGTCGGCATGACTCGCTCGTCCGCTGGCATGAAACCGCACAGTTGTACACCAGGCTGCAAATGCCGTTTCGCTGCGCGCTCCGCACGTATGGGCAGGGGTGGGCCCTTTGGCGGGTACCTGCGCCCCCTTACTAGACACAGAAGACCCGTCCGGGATGCCGCCCGGACGGGTCTTTTTCTGTTTGAGGCTAGCCAGCCGTTATGGGCTTGCCGATCCTCGCGAGCCGGTAGTTACCGTGAAGCCTCTGGCCCTCTTCGCACCCCAGGCTCGGCCCCTTGGAACTGACACAGACGGGGCACGGCGGGGTCTCTCCGTCCCTGGGGTGTACGTGGTCTACGTACGCCGCCCACGCTGCCTGGTAGCCCTCTTGTGGGACCGTGGGCCCCGTTCCCTCGCTCATGCCGCCACCCCGAGTAGGTCAGCGCAGTACCCGCACCCCTTGAGTGCGCCAGAGTTCGACGCAGACTCAAAGACAGCGATCACCACCAGGACTTCAGTCGGCCCGCCGCACAGAACGCAGAGAGCCCACGACTCCGGGAAAACGATCTTCGCTTGCCCGGCACCCGCAGGCTCCGAGTCAAGCGACATTCGCAGCGCTTGCACGCTGTCCGCTTGGGTCATCTTCGGTTGTCCTAACTCACCACCACGCCCGGCCCGTTACCGGACTAGTTGAATCAGGCTACTCCCCTAGCACGTACGTTGTACGCCCTACGACAACGCTTGCTGCACCGTTCCTGATCTCTTGGGCAGCGCGCTCGAAGTCTTCCGCCCGTTCCTTGTTCTCCCGCGATACGCGCTCCCACATGGCTGCACGCCCCTCAAGCTTGGCGAGTAGCTCGGGGACGCTGCGGTAGGTCTTGATCTTGGGCGGGGTGATCCCGTTCGTCTCGTCGTTCATGCAGGCGAGCGTACCGGTGCGTGCTACACGTCCAGCCTAGGTCTGAACTTCTGACGCTCGATCAACTTGCCCGTGATTTCGTAGTAGGCGCGGGCGGCAGTACGCCACGTGTTCCAAGGCTCGTCGTCGGTCGGCGCGTACTCCCTATCCCGCTGGTGCCACTCCCACTCGTCCCGGGCGAGCACCAGGCCAGTCACTCGGCCACGCCCGAGCACTATGAACCGGTTGGCTTCGCGGGGGGCTATCAGGCGCGCCACGGTCGTTGCGTAGGCCCGTACGAGCGCTGAGGCTTCACGGGCGCTGTAAGCGAAGTCAGAGGCCAGCACACCAGGCCAGCGCGGGTGTTCGGACCATGCCCAGGAACCGTGGCCCAGCGGTCCGGGTATGAACAAATAAAGGTCTGTCGTGGGGGTCGGCTCAATACAAGTCATGATCGCTAACTAGGGGCGACGGGTGGGGGGCTCACAGGAAGCGTAAAGGTTCCGGAATCAAATACTCCGACATACGCCGTATGGTTTGCCAAACCTGTACATTACATTCATGTTGTGTTCATTAATTGAGTCAAGCAACCTTATTGAGGCCAAAAGAAAGGGCCCCCGAAGGGGCCCCGTTCCTTACTTCGCTTGCAGGCGCTCGTACATGTCCGCGCACTCCTGGCACGCTGCCACCATGCCGACCACTGGCCCGCAATCAATCAGCGTTACCGCCCTGACTCCGTCCCAGCGATCCCGCGTGGAGTACTCGCACGTCATGTCCGCCCGGAACTCTCGCGTCTGGTATTCCATGTCAGTCGTCCTCTCCATCAGCCTTGCGCCACGAAGTGAGCTTATCCGTACCCAGAGCGAACAGCCAGCGCGCCGTATCTTCCTGCATGCGGAGGACAACCGGCCCCCGGACCCGGTCGACCACCTGAATATCAACGCTGCGATCGGCGAACTCTTCGAAGCCCGTGATTTCCAGGATATCGAGCTTGATTTGCGGCACGCTACTTCCCCTTACGGACGCTGGCCATGCTGGCTTGAAAACTGCGCTTGCGCTCATCTTCGGGCATCATATCAAATTCGCTTTCCAGCGATGCCCGAAGAAAGTCAGCGAAGTAGTGCGGCACGCGAAGCACCTTGCGCACATTCCCGGCGGTCTGCACTTCGAGGCAGAGAACAAAGTTGCCATCCTCGCCCGTCTCGGTCGTCACAGCCACCACGCGCTTGATGTTCTCAGTGTGAACGAACATGGTTCCCTCCCCAGCCCGGGGTCGCAGCTACGGCCCCGGGCATTCTGCTGATGCGACTAGGCCACGCGGAAGTACTGGCCGTAAGAGCTTCCGTTCCGGCCAATCTCGATGTAAGCCCGCTCCGTGCCCATCTTTTCGACGACTTCCAGCCCGAACGACTTAGCCTCAGCGATCAGCCGCAGCATCTCACCAGCGCCGACCGGGCGCAGCTCACCCGTAACCTTCCGGTGCGCCTCGAACTTGTCACCAGGCTTGACCAGGTCGTTCATGATCTCTCCCTCTCCGTGGAACGCCACCCAGCACTTCGCGTCTGCGAGCGCCATGCCTTCCGTGTAGAAACGCTGGGTGCAGTGCACGAGCTTGCGGCCGTCGCGGACCTGTGCGCAGTACATTCCGCCGCTGACTCGAACCGTGATCTCCATCGTGTCCTGCCCCTTCGTTGCTGTTGTTGTGGTCTCAACCTAGGGGCATGTGGGGCACTCGCGCAACCCACATACGGATATCCGTATGTGATCCGAGGCATAGAAAAACCCCCCGGTCGCGCTGACCAGGGGGTTTCTCGCTGAGCCTTAGTGCGTGAAGCAGGCCATCAAGATGCGCGGGTTACCCGGGCACTTGACCCAGCGCGGGGCACCGGACGGCAGATGCACCGTGTGCGGAGCGTGCGCCTGCGGAGGAGTCGGAGGGTGCGGGGCATCGGACGCGTACGCGGGAGCACCCACTGTCAGCGCCACCGTGCCGAACAGGATGGCCAGGACTCTCATCTTTTTACCTCTTCCGGGTTGACTTGCTCAGCGACACATGCCGTCGAGCGGACTTGATGGTAACCCGCTGGTGGCGTGTAACTACACGGTGTGTGCCTGTGTGATGAATCACGTGGTGGTGCACTACCGTGCCGCAGTCTCCTGTGTTATACGGGTCGGCCCCGCATGCGCTGAGGGCGAGCACTGCGGGAATGGCGAGGATTACGAGCCTGCGCATTTAGCGGTAACGCTCCAATTCGATATTAAGGGAACTTGACGCTTGCGGGTAGATAACCAGCGAGGTATCACCCTGAATGTGCAACGCGCTATCGCTGATATAGACCTGAATTGCCTGGCGCACTTTCCGCTCAAAGCCCGGGGGAGTCAGGTGGTACGCAACGCGCGCACCCTTCGGAAGCGGGAAGTTATCCAGCGAGCCGTAATCGAGTAGGTACGTGTCCGTCTCGGGGGTGTTGCCCTTTAGATCTTCGATCTTGGATTCCGCAACGCGCACTCGCATGCGCAGGCTCCGCAGTTCCTCTTGCGCCCACTTAGGCAAGCGCTCTTCACGCGGGTCTGTTGTGATGCGTGTCACTCTCTCCGCCTTAGGGATGATGGGAGCACATACGGATATCCGTATGTGCCTCCCAACTAAAAGTCGCCGCCTGCAAGAAACTCGGCCAGCCGCAGCACATCATCGGCGGTGGCCTCTGCGACCAATCCGACCTGTTTGATCAATGCGGCAGCAATCCGGTACACATCCGCTCGCCCCGCTAGTCCGCTGGTGGGAGTCGGGTCGTTCAGCGAACCATCAACGTGCGCCATCAGACACGGCCCAGATACAGCTTGCGCACCAGCGCGTTCGCCTCGACGTAGGGCAGCGTCACAGTACTGATGGTGGCGCCCTGCGGGTTACGGGTCTCAAACTCCGTCCCGCCCTCAGCCTTGCGAGTGACCACGCTGTAACCGTTGCGCAGGTTGTAGGTCATGAGAATCTCTCCATTTCTCGTTCTGTGCTTGGGGCCTAGCGAGTCGGTTACCAGGGCTACGCCAGCCACTCAGCGAGGGTGAGCGCTGCCTTGGATAGGTTGCAGTCGGCACATGCGGGGACCACGTTCGACAAGATGTCTCGGCCACCGCGCGATAGCGGCTGCACGTGGTCTAGATGCTCCGCTGGCGCCCCGCAGTACACACAGCGCCCTCCCCAGTGGGCGAACACATCCGCGCGCCTGTAAGGGGCCTTCCTGCGCCTCCGAGTGCGCATGTACAGCGCCGTCATGTCAGGGGGCTGGGTCGCGCGCGGACGACGAGAGGCGGAGGGACGCTTAGCCCCTCCGCACTCACAACATTCGTCGGTCACTTGCGGCCAGCAGGCTTGCGCATCTCAGCGGCGGCAGCTTCCCACGCCATCGCAGCTTCGAGGGTGTGCACCGCCAAGGCTATGAAGTGCTTCGTAAACGCCAGCCGTCCGGCCGAGCGCTGCTTCTTGACGTTGCCAGGTGTCGTGCCGAGGAACTTGGCAAGCCCGTCAAGGTCGGAGCCATCGCCCCACCCGAAGTCTTCCGCGCCGCCGATGCCGAACGAGTGAACCAAGATGGTGTACTGCTGCGCGCTCACCCTGCCCAGCGCATTGCGAATCATTTCGATCTTGGCTACCCGCTCGTCGCGCCGATCGTCGGACACATCCCGCAGTTCATCGGCAAGGTCGCCATCGGAAGCAGTCGACACAGCGGAACGCAGGATGGCCATCGCGTCCAGCACATAGCGGCGAATCGTCGGGTCACTGGGCACCCGCACGGTGTCTTCCAGCGCCTCGACCAGCGCGGGCAGGTTGGCAGAAAACTCGCCCGGAGTCATGCGCCGGACACCCACGCACACGTACCGGTTGAGCACGGCCAGCGCTTCCAGAGCGGCACCGTGACCAACCTTCGGCTGAACCTGGGGGAGTTCGTCAGTCACGGCCAGCGTGTCGGCAATCGTGCCGTTACCTGCGAACCCGTTCCCGTGCTGTGTGCCACCCGAACCGGCCACCTGGTCCACAGACACGATGCCCTGCCATGCGAGCCGCGCAGCGTGGGCACGGTCGGCGCTGAGTCGGAGCCCCTTAGCGGGAACGGTCTGCGCCATCTGCTCAGCGCGGTACGGGTCGCCCTCAGCGTCGCCCAGCATCGACATGAAGACCTTCACTGCGTCCTTGTCCACACCGACGTATCGCGCAGAGCGAACCTTGTCCTTCAGTGCGTCCTGAATGCTGCTGAACATGAACCCGTGGAACGCGTCCACGGTGTCAGCGTCGAAGCGCGGGAGCGCCCTGAAGAGTGCCTCGCGTGCGTCCTGCTCGAAGTCTTCGCGGTGGTCGCCGTTCAGTCGTCGTGCAGCCTGCGCAGCGAGCCGGGATATGCGCTCGTCCATGTCGGCGATGACTGCCGTGATGGCGGCAAGGTCGTTGTCCTGCGCGGCGCGAATGTGCTCGATGGTGAGAGACATGGGGGACTCCGTTCGGTTGGCTTGCTAGGGGCCCTAGCGAGTCGGTTACCAAGCGGAGTTCGGCCGGATTTGCGCAACTCAAAGCATGTGAGGGCGGCGCGGGGTACCAGACGACTCCCACTCGGTGGGGTGTCTGCGTGGACGAGTGTCCGGCCGGATCACTCGTCGTTGCTGTGTGCACTCAACGCCGTTTTTCGTAGGTGGTCAACGATCTTTTCTGCGCTGAGCACCCGTTAGACCTGCTACTAGGCAAGATCGTTGTAGCGGTTTCGAAGGCGAGACCGGGGTTCATCCCTTGGAATGATCGGAAGACACGGTTCCTTCACATGTGGCGCACACAGATTTGAAGGCGTGACCAGCGTTCAACGGATTTGGTAAAAAGTAGGAAAAGGCCACGCTCCGCAACCGGAACATGGCCTCACCCTCACCGTACGGGTTGGTAACTAGAAGTCAGCGCCGTAGAGCGAGCCCCAGGACCGCCCGCCTATCTCTGCCTCTGCCTCGATCGGGACCCCGTACAGGTCGAACGTCATACAGTCCTGAATGATCTTCGCGTAGTCGCTGGCCTCAGCGCGCGGCACACTCGCCAGCACCTCGTCATGAATCGGCAAGCGGAGCGCATCAAGCACGCCAGCCTCTTCAAGGTTGATGAGACTCTGCCCCAGGCAGTCACGGGCAGCGCTCTGCACCCCGTAGTTCACAACGGCGTACGTCCGATCACGGTCCAGCGGAAGCCTGCGCCCGGTCACAGACACATGCACCATGCCCGTCTCGTACGCTTCGCGCTGCCACGCGTTCGACATGCGCCGCACCTCCGGGTAGACCCGGTCATAGGCGGCCATCGCGCGGCGAACATCCTCGATCGGTGCTCCGGTCTGTCGGCTGATGGTTGCAGCGCCACCCCCATAGACCTTGCCGAAGGCAATCCCCTTAGAGATCTTCCGGTGCTTCGCTGTGAAGCCTTCGCCGAAGACGAGTCGGGCAGTGAAGGAGTGCAGGTCTTCGCCCTTCGTGATGGCTTCCTTCATACGCTTCACATCACCCAGCGCAGCGAGCACGCGCAGTTCAACGGCAGCGAAGTCAGTGGACACGATCACCTCGCCTTCATCAGCGAGTAGCGCGCGCCGGACCATGGCATCACCGGACGGCAGGGTTTGCAGCGCCGGACGAGTGATGGACATACGGCCGGTGCGTGCCTGCATGCTGTTGATGAAGCTGTGCACCCTGCCCTCAGCGTCCATGGTGTCGAGGAACGTCTGTGTGTAGGCACTGCGCCATTTCCCCGCCCGCTTACTGCGAATGATGGCTTCGGCCAGCGGGTTGGGCCTGCGCGTGCCGAGGGGTGCCCCGCTGTTCTGGTCAAGGTCTGCAAAGCGGTGCAAGACCGCCTTGTCTACCTTCAGTGCGCCGGAAGCTGTGCGCTCGTCAGACAGCCAGGTTTCACCCATGGCGAAGAGTGCCTCGCGCAACTGTGCGGGAGCGTTGACGTTGGTCACGCCGTAGCGCTGGGCCTTCAACTCAAACTCAGCGGCCTCAGCCTGTAGCGACTCGTCGAGCGTGCGCGTGTAGTCGACGTCAAGGACCATGCCCTTGCGCTGCATGACCGCACATATGCGCGCTATCTCGTGCTCGTACTGGACCAGGCGCGGACGCACATCAAGCGCGCTGAGTTCACGGTCCAGTTCCACATCAAGACGCGCCGTGAGCAGCACATCGAGACCCGCGTACAGAAGGTAAGTGGGGTGGTCCAGCGGAATACCGGCCCAGCCCGTTGCCTTAGTCAGTTTCAGCGAGCGGAAGACTGCCGTCAGGTCTCCCTGTGTGTCCGGCGCTGCGGGGTCGACGTAGTACGCGCTGAGAGGCTTAAGGGCAGTGCCTCGCCCACCTTCCTGCGGCTGGCGCGGATCAACCAGGCCAGCCTTTAGGCGAGTGTCAATGGTTAGCGGGGCGAGCGACTCAATGCTGACGCCTGCATGGCGGTCGATGACGGCCCAGTCAAAGGGCGCGTTGTGAATCTGGAACTTCCGACCACGGCGCAGGGCCCACAGCGCAGCAGCGACGAAATGCCCGCCCAGCTCGTACAGGATGACCCACGCTGTGCGCCGATCGCCGAACTGAATGGTGCGCAGGCGGTATCCGGGGGAGTAGATGTCGAGGCCGGTGGTTTCGGTATCCAGCGCGATCGGTCCGCGTCGGTCCGCCTCGGCAAACCAGGCTTGGAATTCCTGTAGATCGTCGTACGTCTCGGGAACCTTGACGGTGACCAACTCGCCAGCAATCTCGTACGGGTAGATCTTCACAGCGAAGCCCCTCTGTTCAGCGCAAAGGGACCACATACGGATATCCGTATGTGGTCCCCTCGAACGTGCTTTGTGTCAGTCCTGAGCGAAGATGCCCGGACCCGTTGCCTTCGGCGCAGCGCTAGCGGGTCGGATACCGACCAGCGTGATTCCCTTGTTCGTCTTCTTTCGCGACACCTGCCGCTCTTCCATCGCGTCATAGAAGCTGCGACGCGTCCAGATTTCCTTGGACGGGAGTCCCTCGGCCTCACACCACTCGCGGTAGGCGTTGTATGCGTCCGCCCCGGGCACGCTGTGCGACTCGTCCCGCTCGAAGACTCCGGGGAAGAAACCGACCAGCGCGTCAGACGTTTCGCGGTACTCGCGGCTAGCCGCTGTGATGACGCTGGGGTCCTGCAAGCCGTTGGAGTACCACTCGACAGCGCCCCGGACCGCCCACGCTGCGATGCCCTGCGCCTCTGCCCGCAGCTTGCTGTCAAGGTCGTAATCACGCTCATGGGGCGCAAAGAAACGCTTGAACGGAATCATCTTGACGCGTCGCCAAAGGCCGTCATCCTGCCCGCGAAACTTAGGCTTGTGGTTGGTGGCCAGCATCAGCAGAAAGGACGGCCGGAACTCAAAGAACTCTTGGCGCAGGAATCGTGCGCTGACCATGTCCTTACCGGTGACCCGCTTTAGCACTGCCTCGCTCATGGGCTTGCCCGACTCGCCCTCCGAAGCCATGACCAGGCGCGCACCACGCAGCGCAGCAATATCGTTCGGAATGCCGCCTGACTGCTTTTCTTCGAAGGTTGCAAAGGGGGTCGTTTTCGTGACGTTGCCGAACACGCTGGATAGCGTCTCCGTGAGGACAGACTTACCGTTGGCGCCCTTACCCCACAGCACGGCGAAACACTGCTCATCCGTGTTGCCGGTGACGCCGTAGCCAATGAGGCGTTGCAGGTAGGCAGGCATCTCAGGCATGCCAGGCATGATTTCTTGTAGGAACGCTTCCCAGCGCGGAGCTTGCGCGGCAGCGTCGTAGTCCAGCGCCAGGCAATACGTGAGCATGTCTTGCTTTGCATGTGGCCGCAGGTGGCCCGTGCGTAGCTCGACGGTACCGTTACGGAAGCTCAGCAGGTCGGGCCGGTTGTCGAAATCCTGCACCGCCACGTACACGCTGGGCACACTGCGCAGCTCCGTCATGAGCGCGTCTATACGCGTCGTCATGGTGAAACCCTTGGACTCTTGCAGCTTGCCAGCGAGCACCAGGGCGGCGCCCATACGGTGAATCTCTTGGCGAACCTTGACTTCGCTGCGCTCCCACGTGCGGCCGTTCCACACATAGAAGCCAAGCCCCGGGGCGTACTTGATGCGGCCGTCCGTCCAAGCGACCAGTGCGTGAGCGTTCATCGCATCAGACTCGCCGTAGCGTTCCATGACCGAAGCCAGGATGCGGCCCGCTTCACTGCCCTGGTCACGGCTGACTGTGTCCGCGCCGGTGGCTTCGTTCAGCTCAACACTGACAGCTTCGCGCCGTGCCTCTTCAGGCTTGGCCACGGGTCGAGCGGCCTTGATGGCGTTGTGGATTGCCCACGGGAACGCGTCAGGGTCGAGCGCGCGCCAGTCAGTAAGGTCGCCCTTGTTGGGCAGCGAGGTAGGCAGGGGCAGCGCGTAGACCTCAATGCCATGGGCCTTCAGGCCATCGGCCAACTTCTGATTGAAGTCCTGCCCTGACTTGTCAGCGTCACCGCAGGCGATTACCTGGGTACCGCGCACCCCTTCGGCAATCTCTGCCAGCAACTCGGGTGAGCCAGCGAGCGCAGCGCCCCGGACCATGACGACGTCGTAGCCCACCGCAACCGCTGTAAGCCCGTCTCCGGGGCCCTCAGTGATGAGTGTGACCCCGTAGCCACCCTGCCCACGAAAGACGCCGTACGGCGCCCAACGGTGGCCCTGAGGGTTGCTCAGCGATACCCAGCGCCCTGGGCATTCGCCGGTAAGGTCACGTCCCTGCAACCCGCGCACGGTCCCGTCAAAGTCACACAGGGGGACAACCAGGCGAGGGAACGCCAGGAACGCACGACTCAGGTACGGGAACGTGGCCCGTGTGTCGTCGTCGCTGAGCCCAAGCTCAAGATCCTCGAACATGGCTGGGGTGATGCCGAACCTGTGTGCCGCATAGCGCGCTGCATGGTCTGCGTTGCGTGACCCGCTACCGCGCAAGTTCTGCCCGGCAATGTCGACGTAGCTCTGAAGGCCAGCGATGTGGGCTATGCCGACCATGGCAGGGCGCTCCTTCGGAACGGTGGCGCCGTCGCCCTCGGCGTTGAACAGATCGGACCATGTGAGCCCAACTGCCTGTATCACAGCGCCCGTTGAACACCCCGCGCGGCATGTGATCCGAACCTTGTTGTCGTCGCCCCGCCACAGCCGAAGGCTAGGCTTACTGTCGGCGTGCGCTGGGCAGTGCGCCAGGTACCCGCCGTCATCCTGTTCGCTGACCCCCGTGAAGCGGTCGAGCATTTCAGTGAACTGCATGTGCAGCATCCTCTCTGTCGTTCACGGGGGTATAGCGAGTCGGTTACCAGCGCTCAGAAGGGTGGCTCGTATGTGAAGGTGAGCGCCCACTCGGCCAGCGTCTTAGCCCCCTTACTCAGATTGCACGGGGCACATGCCGGAACGATGTTGTGCTCTGCATCTGCCCCGCCCTTGCTCAGCGGGTGGACGTGGTCAAGGTGCGTGGCAACACGGTTGCAGTAGGCACACTTGTGCTTCCAGCGAGCGAGGATGGCCGTACGGCTGTAAGGGGCATGCTCGACGCCGTAGGACTCCGCGCGCCGCTTGTGGGTTAGCTCATGGCGCTTGTCTGGCGGCAACCGGCGGTAGAAATTCTTGATGTGTTGCTGCTGGGCCTTGCGGCGGCATGTGCTGCACGTCGAAGACGGCTTCTGGGCCTTGCCAGCGAGGAACTGTTCGGCGGGCTTTCCCCGCCCGCATAGTCGGCAGACCTTCACCGCTTCCCCCAAATCAGGTACCCGAGTAGCAGGCCCCAGCAAAGAGCATTCAGCGTTGTCATCGGACCCACCTAACGTCAACGCCCCGAGTCAGCGCCACAGTGAGCGCGTCCATGTACCGGGGCCAGTCCTTACGCTTCGTTGCACCTGGCTTAAGCCAGATGGTTTCTCCGTACGCTGCTGCCCGCACATCACCCAGCGCGGGTGCAGCCGTCCCCGAGATAGTCACAGGGGTCACCTCCGGATATCCGTATGTGGTCCGACACGAAAAGGGGCCAGCGAGCGCAGAGCGCAACACTGACCCCCCTTCTGTTACTTGCGGTCCTGCACAGCGAAATCGGGCGTGACCAGGCGCACATGCTCCGCGCTGACCTCAACCGGCCGAAGCGTCTTGCGAGCGCCCAGCCCCCATCCGCTGTCCCTGCCCGTGGGCTGAACCATCAGCGTGGGCACCAGGCGGCCACCAACAGACTTTGTGGTCACATCCAGGACCACCGCATCGGACATGCGGACCCGGTTAGCGTGCCGTGTAGCGAACGTGATCAGGTCGCCAGCGTAGAGTTCCTCGCCTGCGTAGTCGGTGACTACTCCGCGCTTTCCCATGCGCTACGCCTGGCCCTTCGTGTCATCAGCGATGGCGATTACGCGGGAAGCGGCCTGCGCCAACTGCAACTGAGTGTGGCGCGGGAGCGACACGAACGCGCGCCCGTAAAGGACCACGGACAGCGTTCCCGCCACCTGGTCGAGTCGGGGGACCACTCGCTCAAGGTCGGTGACAGGCACCAGCGAGACGTTGCCGTCGGCCTTGGTAATCAGGTAGCGGTTACGGCCGTTGGACTGGTGCGGGCCGGACAGCACCTCAGCGGGCATCACCATGCCCCGGTACTTGACTTTGTCGCCAGCCTTGAAAGCAGCCACGTTTTCTCTCCTCGGGTCACGTTCGGACGTAAAGATGAAAGCCATCGGCGTAGCCTCTCTCCTTGCTTCGCTACTGCCTAAAGCCCGGAACCTCCGCGCAGTGCGGAAGCTCCGGGCAATCGGCCTACCAGGCTTCGTGAGCCTCAGGGAACGCCGTGATGTGGTCGGCGGCAGCGTCAGGAGCGCGCTCGTCGTCGTAAATGCTGATGATCTGGACTCGCTTCGTGGTGTCGACCTTGGCAGCGAGAATGTTCGTCCGCTTGCCGGTAGCCACCACGCCCGCCAGGTGCGCCACAGCGTTACGTGCCTGCGCCGCACCGCCAGCGATGACGAACGCAGAGACGAACTCACCGGGGGCAACGTCGTCGGTGCGGATAACCTCGTAAAGGGCCATGTGCTTCGCTCTCCTAGCTGTATTCGGGATCGCCCGAAGGCTCAGGGTCGTGTTGCAGGACATTGCGGCGCGCTCGCGCAGACAGCACGAACGGCGCGTAGTACGGGTGGAAGTTCCAGAGTGGCTGGGCCAGGTACTCATCTGATGCGCGAGCCAGCACAGCCACCACGTTCACCCGCTGAGTTTCGTTCAGCGGCACGGCTTGCCTACCGCTCTTCGCCGATGGCGTCGTTGTAGGACCCGAGCACCGTGATAACCGGCTTGCGATAGCTGACGTCAATGCCCGCCTTGTTGGTGTACTGGACGTGCTCAAGCTCCAGTCGGCAAAGGGCTTCTCCGTCGACCTGGTCTAGCGCATCCTTCACTTCGTGGATGACCTCGGCCAGCGACCAGGCGGTAGCTATCAGGCGTCCAGCGCCCAGCTCGTAGCCCAGCCCAGCGAGCCGGAAAGTCACGTTGATGGACGGGGACGGACCCTTGGGCGGACGGCGCTTCGCCAGGTCCTTGCGCTCGGCCATGGTGCGCGGGCAACCACACGGCTCGCCCTTGTCGTCGGGCAGTAGCGAATACTCGCCGTCGCACTCGTGGGCGGGTCCGCCGATGCCCCACAGGATGAGCTTGTCCTCAATGGCGCGCGAGCCCGCAATGACGATCTCAACCGAGGGAGTCTCAGTGAGTACCTGAAGGTGCATCGCCTTCGTCGGGTCGTGCTCCTCAGCGCTGCCGCCCAGAAGTTCGGCGATGCTCTCGGCCACAGTCGGATCGTCCGTCAGGACACGCCAGTTGGAGAGGCTGACAGGCTCCATGCGGCGCGTGTCAGGGTTGCGCACCTGCATGCCGGATCGGAACTGAAACACGGGCCGCTCGTACTCAACCTTCGCCGTGCGAGGCTTCGGCTTTGCGTCAGGGTCGGTGTCGAAAATGCGCAGGGCCATGGGTTACCGCCGTATCTGTGAAGCGCTCGCGCGCAGGCTGTGAATGTGGAACGGGAACGGGCGGGGCGCATCGCTTACGTGCAACCCATGCAGGGTCGCTAGTTCGGCGTAGCCTGCCGCCCGTCCCCCTTCGAAGTGGTCCTAGCGGGTCGGTTACCAGTCGCCGTCGAGCCAGGCAGCGAACAGGACAACGGCAATCAGCCACAGGGGCGCGAAGGCCCAAAACCAGGGGCTAGACAGCACATTCATGAGCGTCACGGCTTCGCCACCTTGCAGGACTTCCCGCACGCGCAGTACCCATGCCCGCAGCACTGGCCGGTGTGCTTGTGTGCCACGGGCTACGCCCTTCGCTGAGTGCCGGTAACCAGGGCGCCATCGGTCGACCAAATCGGGTCCCCGAGTACGGTCTTGGACACCTTGTTGACCCACTCGAACGTGTGCCGAAGGCTCAGGAAGTGTGCGAACACATCAGGCTGGCCGTTCTCATCGGCGATGCGCACGGGCTTGAACGCCGCCTGATCCGGGGTGATGTGCAGGACCACAGCCCCATCAAAGTCGGGCATGTCCGTGCGGGTTCCGTCCGGGCTGATGATGTGCTCAGCGTGTGCGTAAGCGCTCATCTGAAGCGCCACGTCCGGGTAGGTGGCCTTGCTTGTCTTCCAGTCGGCCATCACAAGGGAGGGCTCGCCATGCTTCGCAGGCTTGCCGTGCTCGTCGAGGCGCAGGCGCAGAATGCCGTCGAAGCTGCCCGCGTACTGGTGCTCGTCGGACCAGGCGACATCTTCGGCGCGGACTAGCTCAGGCTGCACGCCGTCGAGGAACTCAGCAAAGTTGCGCTGGTACGGGACCATGTCGGGGTGGACACGGCCTACGCGCTGGCCCCTGATCATCCGCTCGAACAGATCGTGCGCGTCGCTGCCAACCTGACTGCGTCGCTTCGTGTAGCGGTTCGCGGCACCCTTGACGTAGTCGACAGCGCCCTGCCGATCCCGCGCGGCCATGTCCTTAATGAAGTCGATGGAGTCGACAGCCAGTTCGGCCGCTTCCTTCGCCTGCCAGTACGCGAGAAAGGGTTTGGGCACCATGCCGACAACGGAGGTAACGCCCGGGTACTTGATATCCGGGAAATCCTCGTTGAAGTAGAAACGCCCGCCAGTCTTGTGGACAGTGCGGATGGCCACTGTGGCCCCCTTCAGTTGATTTCTCTGTCGAAGAGGGGCTAGCGGGTCGGTTACCAGTGACGGAGTGACGATTTGGAGGGCAGTCTCAGAATCCCTATAGAACTCCTTAGGGATTACTGGAGTGTGGTCTAAATCGTCACTTCATCACTTCTTGCAGGTCAGAGAGGTTCTTGCGCTGTTTGCCTTCGCGCTGTCCGTCACG